TCTTTCATATTTGATTTCCCAGTGGCTGGGTCAACTACTGGCTGAGATGTAAATGGCACTGTAGTTAAGTTTGCAGTTCTTCCCATTGATTGGGCTGTAAGTGCTGTTGTTTCTGCAAGCATTGCTTCTACTGTTGCATTTAACTGAATTACTTTTGCTCTTGCCTGCTCTACTGTTATTTTACTTGCCTGAAGCTGTTGAACAATTGCTTGTGTTTCAGCTGCTGCAAGTTGAGTAATTTCGGAAAATTGTGGTAGTAAAGCTTGATAGGAATCCGATAGGCTTGATGTAACTGTTCCAGTTGCCATTACCTCTGTCTTTAATAATTTAATTTCTGCTTCTGATTGCATTGCAATTGCTGCAGTCATTGCATGCCACTTTGCGGCTTCTGCTGCAACTACTCCAGTAGATATTCCATTTACTGATGTAACTCCTGGAATCTTTGGCATATCTGCGTTCATATATGCTTGTGGGTTTTTACCAATTCTAATATTAACTGGAGCTGCACCTGGAACTGTTCCAAATATAGTTCCTGGCTGATTTGTTTGTGCTGGAATCATATGAGACATATCTCTTGAGTATGGCTCTCCAATTAGTGGGTTGCTCTTGTCCACTATTCTTTGTCCCACTCCGCCTGCTGCAAGTACACTTCCTGCGACTGTAGATATTGCTGGTTGAACTGCAACCTTAGCTGCGTTGGCTCTTGTCTCAAGTCCTGTGAAAGATGCTGCAAGAGTGTCTACTGCATTTTTTAATACTATAGTTGCTTCTGAGTCTGAATAAAAAGATGTTGCTAATCCCTTTGCTGCAGCATCTGCTGCAATGATTTCTGGAGTTAATAACCTAAAGCCCTGCCCACCCTTAGCAAGTTGTCTTAAATGGAATATGCCCTTTACAACATAACCAATAAAGTTACCCATAACACCAGCCATCATGATGAGTGGTCCAGCAATTGCTGTTATTCCACCTAATGCATTAAGGAATGTTTTAACTGGGCCTGGAAGTGCTTTAAAGAAATTAATTATTGCATCTACTACCTTTAAAACTTTTGTGCTTATTCTTAAGAATTGCTCTCCTACTGTAGCAAGGTCTGCTTGTACTGCAGCCCATGCTCTCTTAAACTGTCCAGAGGCTGACTCTGTGATCATCTTTAATTCTCGCTCAGAGATACCTGCAAGTTCAACCGCACTTGCTTTCATTAAGTCCATAACTTGCAATGTCTGTGACCCTGATTTCCCGAGGTTTTCAAATAGTGCAGACATTCTTGCATACTGGAATTTTCCAAATAGCTGTTCGATTGCTCTAGATTTATCTAAAGGATTAAGCTGGTCTAGCGCTGATTGCAAGTCCATTATAGTTTCTGTAAGGTTTCCAGCGTTATCGTTTACTATTCCCTTAAGGTCAATTCCAAACCCCATAAATTGTTCGGTTGCAACTTTTGTTGGGTTAATTAATGATGCCATTGCAGACTTAATTGCGTTTGCGCCTTCAGAAGCGTTTACTCCGCCTTCTTTCATTGCTGTAAGGTAAAGCGCTAAATCTTTTACATCTCCACCTAGTGATTTAACTACTGGCCCTGCCTTTGGAATAGCTTCAGTTAAATCTGCAAGGCTTGTTGATGTCTGGTTTTCAACTGCGTTAAGAAAGTCAATTGATGCGGTAAGTTCGTCTGTGCTTTGTTTAAATGCGTTTTGAATTGCAAGAGTTGCTTTCATTGCTTCTTGTCTATCAACTTCACCAAGAACCGCTAGCCTTGTAGTTTGTTGTGTAGCAGCTATTAAGTCGTTGCCCTGTTGTCCTGTTGCTGCAAGATCAGCCGCTAATGCAATTGTTTCTTTGTATGCAACTCCATAAGAGCTTGCAATTTCTTTTGCGGTTGCGCTAATATCTTTTCTAACTTGAGCCAAATCTGCTGAAGATGTTGCAGCTAATCCGCCATAAACCTTTGTTAATCTTACTAGTTCTTGGTCTGCTTCTTTAAATGCTTTTTGTGCTGCTGCGCCAAATGCAATAAGTGGAACAGTAAGTCCTACTGTTAATTGACGTCCAGCCCACTGAGTATTTTTACCCCAGTTAATAAGTCCTGTTGATCCGTCAAGCATGACCTTGTTCATAATTGCCGCTTGCTGTGTAGCAATAGCCATCTTGTTCTTTACTTCATCAAGACCCTTTGCAACCATAACATTGTATTGCATTAAGCCTTGTGCGTTTTTACCTACAGGCTGAACTATAGCCTGCTGAAGCATTACTTGCTGCTTAGCAAGTTCTCTAACTAAATTGCTTGTTTTCTTTGTATGGCCGCTCCAAGCATTATAATATTCGTTGAGCTTGAGTCGGCCTCTATCTAAATTTCTTCCAAACTTGTCTACGTCTGAAGTTAGAGATACAAAGTGTTGTGAAAATTGCCCTGTTGAAGTAAGTGTCGTGGCAAACGACTTGTTCATCACTGCAATTTGATTTGCAAGTTTAGCGTTTGTGCCAGCAGTTGTTTCTTGTAATTTTACGAGTTGGGCAGTAACCGCAGCTAGCTGAGTTCTTAAACTCGTAAAGTCTGCGTTGGCGGTAATAAACGTGGTTAAATTATTATCTGCCATATTACTATGTTACTCTATAGAGTATCCTAATCCCGCTCCAATGCCAAAACCAGCTTCGCTGGCGAATGACCCTTGTAATGATACAACATCGTTTGCTGATGCCGTAATTCCAAGTGCTCTTCTTTTAACATCTTCGAAGGATGACCCCTCCTTATTTTCATTACTGCTTTCATTTAAATCTACTCCCTGAATTGAAGCTAAGAATTTTCTTTTTTCCGATTCAGTTTTTTGCATTGATTTAAAAGTCTGGACTAATTCTGGCATTGAAAGACTTTCTTCTAACTGTTCGTAATTTATCCAATTACCAAGAAGAAAAACTTCCCCTTCTAAAGCGGCTAGATCTAGTTCTGACCAGCCAGTACTGCTGCCGCTAGTAGGTTTGGGTCGTCCATCTTAATTCCTCCGCAAACTTCAAGAATGCGATTGATAGTTGGAACGTCAAGTGTGTCTTCAAATGCGTCTTTGTCCGCTACTAAGTCTGGAAGCTGCTTCTGTAAAGCCACTCCACAAGCCTCAATAAGGATTGTTAATGTTTCGTCTTCTGTTGTTACTTCTTGTGTCTTATTAATGACCTTCATAAACTCACGTAGCTCTTTAATTGTTAAAGGCTTAAGCTTAACTGTAGCGCCATTCTGTAGCTGAATTTCTTCAACATCATATACTGTAGTTGCCAATTTAATCCTCCTAGGATCTAGTCTTAATTATTGTATCATATTCAAAATACAATGGCAATAGAAAACCCCCCAATTGCTTGGGGGGTAATCTATTAATTAATTATATTAATTATGGTGTTGGTAGCTTTGAGAGAACACGGTCTACAATGAAACCATATTCCTTACCAGCGTGAGTCGATGCACCTGATGGTAGCAAACGGAATGTTACTGGGAATGTTGATGCTGCGTTACGAGCCAAAGAGAACTGTGACTGTTGTACAGAAAGAACACGACGTGCATAATATACACGCTCAGAAGCTGAAACTGTATCTGAAGTTGGAGCCTGTCCAACTGCAATTAGCTGACGCTCTGTTGGAGCCTCACCTAGTGCTCCACCAGCAAGACCTAGAGTCTTCTTTGTTGCAACTGATGAATCTAATGTGTCTGAGCGCTGACCAAATACAGCAAGAACGTTCTCAAGAGTACCTTCTGCCATTTCTGTTGCGATCATAACTTCCATTGTCTCCTTGAAAAGCTTTGCTGAGTCAAGAAGCTGATCTACTGTTACTGAACCGTATGATGGGTTGTATGTAACCTGAAGACCGTTATTTGTGTAACCTACGTTACGGTAGGCTCCATCTTGTCCTACACCTGCATCTAGTGCGTTAAGTGTATCTGTGTAAGATGTTCCCGCTGCTGATGTTGTTGGTGCTACGAATGCTGGTACCTTATCGTTCTTTGTTGCTGTGCCTGCTCTTAAAACTCCTGCTTCAAAATCTGCATATTGCCCAGATGTGATATCAAGTGTTGTAAGGAACAATGGTGACGCACCAACAAGAATATTTCTAGCATTACCTGTGTTTTGTGCCATGTTGTAAAACCTCCTGTTAAATAAATATATATATATTGACTTACGTTTTAAATCTAAATCAAAGCTGGCTAGGCTTTTTCCTCTAAGCTAATTTTAGTGTATAATGACCCCAAACGCAACTTAGATAAAACGTCCATCTGGGCCAGTGATTCTTGAATATTTTACTTCTAGGATTATGTCGGACGATAGGAAGCCCTGAAGTTCCTCTGACGGGGTTATGGGTGAGGTCTCAACAACCTGTATACTGTGAAATTTAATCTTTGGCTCATCCTTAAATTTATTAATATCTCTGGCAGAATCGTCCATTCTTCTGAATAGGTCTGTCATCAAATTTCGGATCTCATATATGTCGGATACGTCTGTGGAATACACTGTAAATAAAACCTTCTCGCAGCATAGTAGCCATATGTCCTCATAGGATAGGCCAATCTTGTCATAGACAATATGCTTCTTCCCGCTTAAAAATTGATTGAGTTCTGGCTGTTGCTGAACTGGGATAATTGGAATAATCTCCATATTAATATTATCGCTGTAGTATTCTGTAGGATCAAATATCTTTGTAGTCTTTAATTCATTCCAGAGGAACTTGCGTAGTTCAAATACTGCATCTATCTTATAATCTACTGTCATAGTGCTCCCCCAAATGCCGTTTGTAATTCCATATCTGCTTCCAACCTAATTTTACCAGCTGTGAAGCTATATTGCACTTTTCGAATACTTGCTGGTGTATCTAATGCCTTGCTCATTTTGGCGTTAAATATATTCTGAAACCCAGAGGCCTTGATTGAATTATTAACAAGCTGCCCCCCAAAATATCTTCCGTAGTGTAGTCTAAATTGATTTGATGAGGCACGTCCTCCTGGGCTTTTAACGGTCACTGAGGACCCTTTGGGCATAAACACGGTAATACCATCTAACTCAAATACTAAGCGCTCAGCGGACCTTGGACGGATTATTACGGGCATTCCAGCTTCCATCACAGAAGCCTTTGTTGCAAATACATATTTCTTTCTTTGTTTTTTATTTTTAGACGGGACAGAAGACTTAGATAATTTAAAGTCATATGTTACTCTAAATGAAAGTCCATCTGCATCCATCCTGTTTAATTTAAATAGTCTAGATGTCTCTTGCCCCGTTTTATTCCATTCATAAACATGGTGCAATGCAGTTGGCTTTACTCTTGCAGATGAATCTATATAGTCCCCAAAATCTTTATTTATCTGATTAAATATAGTTTGTTTAAATAAACTTTGAAAGGCTTTGTTTGCTGTAAGTTTTCCAAGGACACTTGCTTGGTAATAAAGGAATGCAGATATTTGTGCTACAGAGGAATCTTTAATTATCCCAGGCTTGTTTCCAGCCATTGGTCGTTCAAGGCCGCTTGCGGTTTGTAGTAAAGCAACACTAGAGTCCAATTACCTGATTCTCCGATCTACGGGCTGAACAGTTGTATCCTAGTATTCCGCCGAATGGGTCAGTGATTGGTGTAGTTCCAATTAGTTCAAAGACTGTTGGAGTTTCTGTTGGGTAATTTAGCTCGGCCCAAATAACATTATCTGATGAGTCTCTAATATTTGTAATCTTGTCTCTTAGGGTTACTCTTGCTTCAGTTCTAATTTCAATATTTTCTTTGTTAGTATATCTATTACTCATGGTTTGGACATCTGAAGATCTGGCTCCGCTGCTAGTGATTATTCCTCTTGCATAGCAGGCAACAGTTTTTGAATAAAGCCATTCTTTTTTTATAGCGCCTGTATCCTGGTCCTGTACGTCTTGCTGCACATACACATCCATCTTCATGCTTAGGATGGAGTCTACAAGATTATTCATTTTATATCAATACCATTTTGCTTATTACATAAGGCAAAAGCAATTGGTCTACGTAGTTATTACCAGTACCCGAAAAGGTGGCTGAGTTAAAATCAAACTGCCAGTCGAATGTGGATATGCTCTTTATATACTTGTTTCTCCATACTTTGTCTTTAGAGAAATAGTCTTTCATAAGTTCAATAGCTGCCATCTCAACTTCATTTGGAACTTTTTCCCAGCCGAAGTATCCCGTGACTTTATATCTAGCATCTTTATTAAAGATTCCTGAGTAGTCATTGATAGTTGGTGGGATCAAGCCGTTAGCAACATATGTTACGTTGTCAAGCATATCTGCACGATTTAATCTAATTGAAAATCCACTTTCAGCAACTTCAAATGGCATTCCTGTAAGCGGGATATCATTTACTTCTATTGCTTGAAGAGTGTTTATCTTATTAGATAAAGGAAGAATATCGTTACCAGACCCATAAGCAATCTCTGATGAAAGATAGCTGTAGAACTTTTGCTGAGTGTAATTTTCAATTACTTTACGAGAGTACTTCTCGGCATCAACTAGCTCTTGATAAGTTCTGCTATTTGGATCATTGTAGTCAGAGCCCAAACCTAAACCATTAATCACTTGTGACAAGTCTACGTATGGCTTAACTACATCAACATTTTGATCATATGATATAGAAAAACCTTCAACCGCATATTGCCATCTTGCAATAAGAGATCCTGGAAGCTTAGTGGTTTGTGGTGCATAAAAATTGTAAACCCCTGTATCGGTCTCTGATTGAACTGCAGTGCCAGAGTATAAAACTGTTTGTGCTGGTACATCTGCTCGTAATAAAGATACTGTGGGTATGCTATCTGCAACTGCAGATTCGCCTTTCCAAAATACCCTGTGCTGTATTGGTGAGTTTGTTCCTGCTAATATTTCCATTAACTTATGTTAACGTTTAGTTGTAGAAGTCCTGAACTTCCTTTGGTGTCGCTAAACGAAAACCCTCCTCTGTATCAAAGATTTTTTGAGCATCATCTTCAGACATTGCTACAAAGGGATGAGTCTTTGTAAAGCTGTATCCGTGAATATCATATCTATGATTATCTCTTGTCATACGTACCAAGATAGTATCTTCTGGCTGAGCCTTCGGATCAAAAACTGGTAAAATTTCAATTTCTTCTGTAGCCTCTTCAATTGCTTTAACTGTCTTTTGATATACAGAATAGGTTACGCCCTCTTCTGCCATGGCAGCAATTACTTCTTTTTTATTTTTTAGGCCTTCTGTGTCTACTGCAAACTCCGTTGCAATTTCCTTTAATTCAGCTACTGTTAATGTGTCAAATGACATATTTAGTTCTCCTCTTTCTAGGTCCTTTAATTATAGCATTGATAAATTAAAATGAAAAGCCCCCAAAATTAATTGGGGGCCTTTCGGTAGTTTAATTCTTAATTAATTAAGAAGCAACCTTAACGTTCTTTACAACTACCCAAGCGTCTGCCTGCTCGATTTGAACGCCAACACGGGTATACATTGTGTACTCGATTGTGTCCTTACGTGGCTGGAAGAAGCGGTAAACGGTTACATCACGCTTGATACCAATAACTACGTTATTTGGGAATGTCAAGTGGACGTCTCCGTGTGAACCTGATGGAGTTGCGTATGTACCTGTCTGTGTCTCAGGAAGCAATGGAACTTCAACGATTGGAATACCAAATGCGTATGGAGCTACATATCCTGCTGGACCTCCAAGAACAGGAACGTCACCACGGATGATGCCAGAGGCAATATCTTGTGGAGTAACGTTCTGAATGTTCTGTGAGTTAGAGAACAAGTAATCTTGGATCAAGTTTGATCCAGAAAGGAAACGAAGGTCTGTACGACGTTGCTTGTACTTACGTGGCATTGCCTTAAGAGCCTTGTTGAAGATTTCACGGGAAATTCCCGCACCTGCTGCATCGACTACACGACCGTGTGTCTTTGCCTTCTTAACTG